AACGCACAATCCTGTTGCGAAGACTGGGGGTACTTCTTTACAAACGATGATGTATTAGAGTTCATTGGGTCAGAGCTTCTTGATGTGAAATTGGTCAGTAAATGCTTGTCGGTGGATAAGGCACCAAAAATCTATGAAGGAGATGTAATGTTTGTCAATTTTGAAACCAGCAAAGGGACTCTTCAGTTCGCAGCATACAACGAACACAACGGATACTATGGGCATGATGCTGTAGTGCTTTCAAAGCAGCTTACGACTTCACAACCATGGGTATTTTGCCCCCCTCCATATGTCAGAAATAGGTAAATTCTCATTTGAAAACACGTAAAATGCAAGGAATAATAATAATGGAACGTAAGACAGAATACACACTAAGAGAAGTAGCAAAGATACTAAAGGTAGAGGCAGAGACCATAAGAACCCACGTAAGAAGAAATGTATTGAAAACAAAAAAAGTATTAAGGCAGGTCGAGCTTGTAAGGTATAACTCAGTAAGGCCGCAAAAGAAAAGCCGCATTGTGCATGTTGTCTCGTTAAGCGCACTGTTAAAATACAAAAAACTAATAAAGCTAAGAAAGCTTTGTAAGTAGGGCCGCCAACTCAAATTTGACAATCCGTCTTGAACCACGTAGGGTTTTTTTGCAGCAATAGAATCACTGGAGCTGTAACAATAAAATGTCAAGACCAACAAAGTTTAAGCCTGAATTTACCCAAATGCTAAAAGATTACATGGATGAGCCAGAGAAGATGGGTGACAAGATACCCATGGTCCAGACGCTCGCTCGCATGTTTGACGTGCATAGAGACACCATCCAGTCCTGGGGAAAAAACGAAGCAAACAGTGAAGATTTGGTAAATTTTTCCGTCATGTATGGACATTTTAAGGACAGCGTTGAAAGAGCGGTGTTAAATCTTGGGTTTAGCAACATCGCATCAAACTTCTGTCAGTTTTACCTGAAGTCCAAGTGTGGGTACGTTGAGAAGCAGCATATCGAGCATGCAGTTCACGAAAGCGTTGACAGGCAAATCCTTGATAACTGGGAAAGCGAAATGTAATGACAGCTTCTCTCAGCCCAAAAGACGAGCTCAGGTACAAGCTGCTTGGGTCATTTTTAGATTTTACTAGGTATTTCTTTAAAGAGCGCACAGGCAACAAGTTCGACATTCAAGAGCCGCCGGGGCGAAGAAGTCACATCACTGAAATAGCAAAAGCACTGACCAAGGTCAAAAATGGAGACACCAAGCGGCTAATCATCAACGTTCCGCCAAGATACGGCAAGAGCGAGCTGTGCATATCATTTATTGCGTGGTCTTTGGCTAGAAATCCAGCCTCACAGTTTATTTACGTTTCCTACGGACATTCCCTAGCCGCGACTCAAACGGCCATTGTGCGCAATGTTTTGTGCCTTGCAGAGTACAGAAGATTATTTCCAAACGTGCAGCTCGACAATAACACAAACGCAAAGGATAACTTTAGGACCACGTATGGCGGAGGGCTTTTCGCAGCAGGTAGAGGTGGCTCTATTCTTGGTCGTGGCGCTGGGGTTCGAAACTCAAAAGAGTTTGCTGGCGCAATCATAATTGACGATATTTTAAATAGTAGCGAAGCAACGTCAGATACGGTACGTAAGGCTTCCAATGATTTTTATTACAATACATTGCTGTCTAGGCTTAACGACGGCGAGAAAACGCCAATCATATTCATTGGTCAAAGGCTCCACGAGGATGACCTTGCTGCCAACCTGATTGCCGGCCAAGACGGTCATGACTGGGAAAAGGTCATTATGCCAGCACTTGACCATAACGGTTGCGCACTGTTTCCCGCGCATCAGAGCGCAGAATACCTGGAAAAGAGACAGAAGATTGACCCCTATAACTTTTCAGCTCAGTATCAGCAAAATCCAAGCCCAGCAGGCGGCTCTGTGTTTAAGCCAGAATGGTTCCGCAGGTGTGATGTTCCAGATAACATAACCGGCACGTTCATTACTGTTGATTGCGCAGAGACAGACAAAACCTGGAATGATGCAACTGTATTCTCGTTCTGGGGTGTCTACATAGATGAAGAGTCTAGCACTGAATGTATACACTGGCTTGATAGTCAAGAGCTTAGGGTTGAGCCAAAAGACCTGAAGCCCGCCTTTCTTTCTTTCCTGCATGAATGTCGGTCATTCAAAGTCAAGCCAGCCAATGCGTATATAGAAAAACATTCTACTGGAACAACGCTTTGCTCTGTTCTTGAGGGCACAGTAGGACTTTGTGTTATTCCGCTCACACGTGACAAAGCCTCAAAGACAGAGCGATTCTTAAGGGCTCAGCCATATGCAGCATCCCGGCAGATTAGTATTACTGATGGTGCAAGCCACACAAACACTTGCATGGAGCACATGGGCAAAATTACTGCCAATAATTCGCACAGGCACGACGACATTGCAGATACATTTGCAGACGCTGTAAAAATAGCGCTCATTGATAAAACATTTAACAGTCAGGCTGAAACTTGTGACACTGATTTCGGTGTCGGCCTAATAACCAGCCCATTAATCACCAACCATTCTCATGGAGGATATACTCATGACCTATTCAGGGGCCAATAACAGTTATAACGACGGCGACAAAGAAATAACAGACCTTGTTAACGAATGCGTCTCTCATTGGGACGAATGCTGGGCTGATAATGTCCGTTCATTTAAGGACTCAATGAAAAAGAATTTCGAAGGTCCAATGAGCGATTCGACGAAAAACAATTTAAAAAGTGACGACATTATGCCGTTTGAATGCAATACTCTCGAGGCTCATATCTCGAGGCTTCTTGGCGACTTTTCGCTTGCTAATATGGGCATTAAAGTCACCCCTTCTGACCTGCAGCCAGAATCACAAATCCCGGGCCTAATAACGGCAGCATTTGAACAAATCTTTTACAAAAGCGATTCAGACACGATGCAAACGCAAGTTAACAGGAATCAGTTGGGCGGCGGTTACGGCGTGATGCGGGTAAAAAAGGTATACACTGACGAGTCATCTTTTTCTACAGAGCCTAGAATTGAAAACGCGCCTGACCCAACATTATGCGGCTTTGACCCAACCGCTGTACTGGTACACAAGGGTGACGGCGATTATTGCTTTGAATTTGTTCCATATACGAAAGATTATTTTGAAGACAAGTTTAATGTCGACCCGACACGAATATCATTTCCGGCGATTGGAAATGCTGGAAATGAATTCGCATGGAAGAAAAACAACGGCAAAGACGATATCTACTACGTTTGCGACTTCTATTGCAAAAAAAGAAAGCAAGCTAAAATCTATCGGACGCCAAAGGGAAATCTCACGGCGGCTCAATGGAATAAATTGCGCGAAGCATCAATAGGCACGGGAAGCCCGGAAGTATTTGTAGACATTAAAACGTTTCCATCTAGAAGCACGCAGTTTGAAAAGATACATCGATATCAGGTTTGTGGCGACAAGCTTCTTTCTGAGTCTGTAACAGATTTGAAATATTTACCGCTTGTGTTTATTGATGGAAACAGCATCACGATTCAAGGAAAGCAGAAGGTTAGGTCGCTTACTCATAATGTTCAGCAAGCTCAAGAGGTGAAAGACATATTATGGTCTAAAGCTACTGACTTGCTAATGAGACAGGATAAAAGCAAGCTTCTCATTGCTGAAGAAGCTATGCCGACCTCAGAAGAGAGCAAGCTTCCTTGGAAAAATCCTCAAAAGTCATACAGCATGTACGTGTATAAAGCTTACAAGAAAGAAGAAAGTGGTCAGGTTATGCCTGTGCCTCCACCAACCATAATGCCTCCAGAGCCTATTTCGCAAGAACTGCTTGCAGCTAAGTCAGAGGCAGACCAGCTTATACAGCTAGGATTAGGGAGTTTTGACGCGCAGCAAGGCAACATCGGACCACAAGTCGTTTCAGGAAAAGCGATATTAGCCGGCGCTGCGCAGTCAAACGCTGCAGCCAGGCCGTATCTCATTAACTTTGCATCATGCTTTAGGCAGGTTATAGACATTCTTGTTGACCTTATTCCTAAATGCTACAAAGAGTTCGCACAGTTTAATGTTAAAAACGATACCGGTGATAAAGAAGTTGTAACATTAAATGGACCTGGCGGGCTGCAAGCTAGCGATTTAGAGCCAAATAAACTAAACGTATATGTAAGCCTAGACGGCTCATTTGAGGCTCAAAGAGCTAATGCTATGCAGCAGTTGACTCAGCTATCTACAACGAATGCTGGGCTTGCACAGCTTCTAAGCGGTCCAGGACTGCCGCTGCTTCTTAAAAATCTTGATATTGACGGGAAAAGCGAGCTTATTGCAATTTCAGAGCAGCAGATTCAACAATCTCAAAATCAGCCACCTCAACCAAACCCAGCAATGATGGCAGCTCAAGCAAAAATTATGCAGCAGCAAACAAATGCGCAAAAAGCTCACAATGACTTCATGATTGACCAAGGAAACCTAAATATAAGGCAGCAAGAGGCAAATCAAGATGGCTATAAGATACACGGCAAAGTTCAAACAGAACTAGCAAACACAAATATTAACGCGGCAGGAACAATGCATAACGCATCCACAGCGATAGAGCATCACAACCTTGAGGTTCAAAAGCTGTACACACCGACGCCGGATGCAAAAATTGGCTTAGAAGAGTCAATAATGGAAAACAATAGCGGCGAACAGAAATAAAAAAATCTTTAAATAAAAAATAAATACTAAACTAAGGAGAACAAAAATGTACAACGAAAAAAACTTTATAAAAAAAGCGGTAGAAAAGCTTAAAGCGCTTAAGAAAAAAGCAATGAAGCGCGGTTTAAGAAAGGCTACATGGAAAGCATTTAAAAAGAGATACATCTTAAAAGTGCTGGAAATAATAATTAGAAAAAGAAGAGAAGGATAAATATCAGACTTAAGTGTTGACAACTAAGTTTGAACCACGTAGGGTCATTTGTACTTCTTAAATAGGAGTACATTACATATACAATATCTCGTCTTTGTAATACACACGTGCGTAGGTTTGTCCTCAACAGCTTACACCTACGCACACCCCCTATTTAAAGATGGTTTCACTGTGCAAACAGGTTAATTTGTCAGACTAAGATGTGCTTAGGTTTCACCGATGATACGGGTTAAATGTCAGATAAGAGGCTTTAATTATGACTGAAGTTGTAGAAAGTTTAAAACAAGAAACAGTGCCTGAAACAGAAGCGGATGAGCAAGAAAAAATGCTTACTCAATCTGCGGTTAATCAATTGGTTGGCCAAGCAAAAGCTGACGCCAGGGCAAAGGGTCATGCTGAAGGTTTTCAGCAAGGCGCACAATCTGTTTCTGTTGAGCCCACACAGGAAACCGTTCAAGAGCAAGGTCAGCAGCCGCAGGCTCCAGTAATGTCGCAAGATGACATTAATAGAGTCGTAGAGCAAAGGTTGTCTGAAATTGGAAAAAACCACGTTCATCAAGAAATAGCGTCTCAGCTTGCAGTTGAGCATGCTAAAGACCCAGCGACAGCTGAAGAGCTTAGTAATTGGCAAATGCCAGCATCTGACCAGATTATGTCTCATGCAGCTAATGTTCCTCAAAAGCGCGGCGTGCAAGTGATTTCACAGCTTAAAAACGATCCTGGCAAGCTTACATTATTCATGGGCAAATTAGCCATGGGTGATACGCAAGGCGCTCAACAGTATATGAACGAAATCGCATCTTCACTTGACCAAGCAGAGCAATTCAGCAAACAAAATGCAGATTTGCCCAGCGCACCTCAAGACCAAATTAAAGGCTCTCCTAACACATCGGGAGCAAGACACAACAGAGGGTCTAAAATAAGATTTTAGCCCATGTTTTCTTTCTCCTAATTAGAAACCTAATTGGAGACTTTAAAAAATGGCAGACCAAATCACAAACATTCA